TGATCCAATTGGAATCCTGGTACAGGGTTACGGAATCCCACAGCTGGCTCATCGGAGGCAACTGCTTGACAAGCATGACAGGAGTTCCAGCGGTGATGCCACTGATCGGGATACGGGCGATCGGAATCCATACGGTGCCGGAATTGTTCAGGATACTACCCGACGGTACCGTGGGGTCAGCCGCCGTGCCACTGGTGGCGGTGCCCTTCAGCACCGCGAGCGCGATCGTTTCGATGTTGTTCGAGTCTCGCGTGTATTTCACGCAGATTAGGTCGTTGCGGTTCCGTCCTGTGACTCCGCTTTCGATGGTGACGGTTTCCGCCGCGGTGACGCGCGCGTACCGTCCTTCGATCACAAGGTTGAGGACCGGGACGAGCGCCTTGTTTGCTGACTGCATGGTCACGGCGGGGAATTTGCCGTCGCTGCCTTGCAGCAGGTAGTTGCCGTTTCCGACCAGTCCGGCCTGCATGGCTCCTTGGTCGCTGGATGTGATGTGCGGAGCGCCGGCCTTGCCGGTGATGAGATTCATGGTCATGGTCATTCCTTCCTATCTGTTGTGTTGTTGAGGTATGCGGCGTAGGCGGCGTCCTGCGTGGCTGCCAGCGCTTTGAACGTCTGCCAGCATGCGGTACAGACGAGCGCGCCCTGTGCGACTCCGTCGACGGTGGTGTGGGTGATGTCGTGCCAGTCGCTGGAGGTGCGTGGGTCACCGTCGGCGAGATATGCGGAGGCGTGGCATCGGTCGCAGGTGTATCTGGTGATGTTCGTGGTTCGTGCCATTGATGTTCCTTTCTCTTTCAGGCTGTGCGCTGGTAGATGTGTCCCGGAAGCGTCGTGCCGCATTCCTTCCAAGTGCCTCCGTAGGTTGTTCCCGGATTGGCCGTGGAAGTGGTCCAGTAAAGGGAGCCCACGGGGTGGGCGGCGATGAATGCCTGGCTCACGCTCATGCCGTTGTCTCCCTTGTCACCCTTCGGCCCTTTGTGCACGACGTAGCTACCGACGCCTTTGACAGTCACATCGCTACCGTTGATGGCGGTGACCTGCCAGAACCCAAGTTCAAGACCATCTGTGCGTTGATATTGGTCAAAAATGGTGTCTCCGACCTGCAGGTTTCCATTTGGCTGAATACCAGATAGGGCAATTTTGCTCACTTCTCCGCCCGCACCCGAACCGTCGATGTCGCCATTGAATTTCCGTAGGCTCAGTCCTCGTGGCCCAGTGGCTCCCGTTGGACCCTTCGCCCCGGTGGCGCCGGTCGCTCCGGTGGCCCCGGTCGGGCCTTGCGGTCCTTGCACTCCCTGCTTGCCTTGCGGTCCGGTGTCGCCCTTGGGGCCTTTGACATTGCCAAGTAGAATCTTCGTCATGCGTGCTCCTTATTTTCCGTCGTTGATCGTGTAGTACAGGTCTCCCGTCGCCGGATCGTAGGAGACGGGAGCTTCTGACGCGGTGGCCGTGTCCGCGTATACGGCGTACAGGTCTCCGTTCGGATCGACCTGGAGCGTGAAGAATCCTGATGCGGGTGCCGTCACGCCGCTGGCGCCCTGCGGGCCGGACGGCCCCTGTGGACCCTGCAGTCCCTGAACGCCCTGCGCTCCTTGCTTGCCTTGCGGGCCGGTGGCCCCGGTAGCTCCAGTAGGACCGGTGGGGCCAATGGGACCGGTAGGACCAGTAGGACCGGTGGGACCTGCTGGCCCGGCCGGCCCGATATCCCCTTTGTCTCCCTTGTCACCCTTCAGACCTTCAGGGCCTTGCGGACCAGTAGGCCCGGCGGCTCCAGTGGCTCCTTTGGGGCCTTGCGCACCGATGATGGATTGACGGGAAATCGTCTTTCCCGTGAATAGGCTGCCGGACTGTGAAACGCACTGCCAGACGATGCTGTATTTTCCACCACCTGACAATGCGGTCGAATATTCGTTGGCGAGTGGTGTTCGGTTCAACCATTCGCTCACGTTCCCCGTGAAAGTGGATCCCACCGGATATTCGCCGACGAGGGATTTCTTCATCACGAGCGCCGGAAGGCCGACGTCGCCTTTAGCTCCCTGAACGCCCTGCGCTCCTTGCTTGCCTTGCGGGCCGGTGGCCCCGGTATCGCCCTTGTCGCCTTTGGGGCCTTTGATGTTGCCGATCAATAGTCGCGCCATGTGTCACCTTTCCGGGATGTCCACGTACAGGTTCCCGCTCTCGGAGTCCCAGACGAACGAGGGTGGGTTCGTGTTGTCCGGATAGTTCACGTACAGGTCGCCGTCGCCTTCCATGCTGAGCGTGAAGAAGCCGTTCGAGGGGGCGGATACGCCGCTGTCGCCCTTGTCACCCTTCTCCCCTTGCGGGCCCTGGATGCCTTGGGAACCTTGGATGCCTTGTCTGCCCTGGGGGCCGGTCGCTCCCTGTGGACCCGTGGGACCCTGCGGACCTGTGGAACCCGTCGGGCCTTGCGGTCCCGCCGCGCCGATCGCGCCGGCATCACCCTTATCGCCTTTCTCGCCGCGTATCCCCTGCAGTCCCTGCGGGCCTTCGGGACCGGCGACGCCTTGCGGCCCTCGCTCCCCGGTCGCTCCTTCCTCTCCCCGAGGACCGGTGGGTCCGGTCGCTCCGGTGGCCCCCTGTGGTCCTGCGTCGCCCTTGTCGCCCTTCTCCCCTTGCGGACCCTGGTCGCCTTTCGGAAGCCCCAAATTCAAGGTTTTGTCGCTGCCGGCGCCCGTGAGCGACGCGCTTGCCTGTGCACCGGGGGCGAGCGTGTCCACCGAACCGATTTTCAGGCCGGTGATGTAGTCGCCTTTCGGCTGTTTACCCGACAATGCGTTGTTGAGCGAGTCGATGTCGTTTCTGGTCACGTCGGCGCTGAACGTCCAGGCGTCGAGTTTGAGGCCGGCTCCAGCGTAGTAGGCGTGGCCACCATCCCCGATGGAGGATTCTCCGCTGTTGCCGCCGGCGCTGGCGCCTCCGGATTCGTAGGTGACGGTGAGCACGCCTCCCGAAACCTTGACGATCTTCTTGGAGATCTCGGCAGTGACGACGAGGCCCGTGTTGTTGTCACGGCCCGTGACCAGGTCGCCGACGTCCGCGTCGATGCCGTCAGGAATGTCCACGTCGATGGTGCTGGTGTTCCGAAGTTCCTGGAATTTCTGCCTGCCCTTGTCCTCGAGCTCGTCGGCTTCGGCGTTGGACAACTCGTATGTGGCGGTGCGTTCGTCAAGGCCTTTGAGGGTCTGCGTGTGGCTGAACGTGCCGTTCGCGTCGGCGTACCAGTGGATGACGGTACGGTCCTTGAGTTCGCCCTTGCCCAGACAGATGAGATGGTTGATCGGGTGCGCCGCCTGTTTGGCGGTGAAGTCGATGAGGTCCGAGTCGATGCTGTCGCCGATCGTGCGGACGGGCATGGCGCTCATGGCCACCTTGTCGCCGTCATTACGCAACCGGAGTTTGAGTCCGCTTGCCCTGAGCATCTTGACCAGACCGCTGTACAGGTCCACGTACCGGTCGAACTGGCAGGTGGTCTTGTGGTCGGCGCTTTCGTCGGTGACGGTGAACAGGCCTTGCAGTCCCGCACGGCTGACGAGCGTGCGCATGATGACGGGAATCGTGCCGGACAGGGTGAGGTAATCGTTGTTCCTGTCCGGTTCGATGATCTTCGAAGCGAGCACTCCATGCCAGTCGCGGCCATGCCATGTGACGGTGGACAGGCCTCCGTCCACGTCGACATCCGTGTCGTCGATGATGCCGCCGTACTCGGTGCCGTCGATCATGATGCGGCTCCCCGCCTTGAGCGCGGCGTCTTCGACCTGCAGGTCGAAGTCGTTCTCCCCGCTGCCGAACGCGAGGTCGAGCGTGTATGAGGCGTGGCTCGCCACGGGTTTGCCTGTGGCGTCGGTGACGATCAGGTCCATGGCGGTTCGCTCCTTTCCTCGCAGACCGTCAAGTCGAATTGGAATCCTCCCGGCCAACTGACCGACTGTGTTCCGGGCGCGAGCGGTTGGAACACGTACCGGCCGGAATCCTTGCCCGACCCTCGCACGGCCTGCGCGAAGCAGTTGGTGGCGAGCCCGGTGCCGCTGACCATGGTGACGGTCCTGACATCGCCGGTGCCGTCGATTTCCAGACGTGAGCCGGATGGTACGGTCACGTCGACCTCGTATCGGTTGGTTCCGATGATGACGTACGGGTTTGTGCACGGTCCGAATATCGTGAGTTTGACCGGCTGCGGGATGGATGTGTCGTTGACGATCTCCGCGCCCAATGCCATGCCGGCGAAATCATGCGGATAATCATGCGGATAGTCCAGGTCGGAGGTTCCGGAATCGTATCGCGGCGTGAAATGCGTCATGGTCGAACGACGCCACACGCCATCGGCCAGTACGATGGTCAACTGCGTCTCGACCATCGTGGGCGTGATGGACTGCGGCTCGCTTTTCGTGATCCACGCTCCGGCTTTCCACTCGCCGTCGGCGATGAGCGTGCCTGGTTCTCCGGAGGCCATGTCGGCGTCCGCGAGGCGGCGCAATAGGTCGATCGTCTCCGGAGAATCGTGGATCTTCACGGGGATGGTCGTCTCACGTGTCTTGCGTGTGATGCCCGTGATGCCGCGCGAGGCGAGGCTGTAATCCCAGATGCGGGCGCGCAGTCCAGTGAGCGTCCCGCCGTAGAGCGGCCCTTCGAAACCGATCGACTCGCCTGTCGCGCCGCTCACGTAGCTCAGGGTTCTCATGCCACGCTCCTTACGAGTCTTGCGAAGTCACGCTGGGTGAACGGCCGGTCGTCGGCCGTCGCCGTTTCGACGGCTTCGATCAGCGTGTCCATCCTGCCGATGACGGTTTCCAAGAGTCTGTCGGAATCCGATAGCGTGGCCGTGGTGACGTTCAATCGTCCGGTCTTCGACCAGTCCGTGCCGTCGAGGCTCATCGAGGAGACGAGCGAGTCCATGGACCGGTCGACCACGGCGGCCGAATCGTCGATGCCCAGGGCCATGCCCCGGCCGATCATCACGCCGACCTCGTCACGCATGAGGCGTGATGGTGAGTGGATGCCGAGTTTGCTTTTGACAGCGGAGATGGCATCGTTGACGCCGGAGAGCAGGCTCGACGCGATGCTGCCGATCTTGCTCTGGATGCCGCTGACGATGCCGTTGACGATATTCGCTCCGATGCTGAGCATGCGGCCCGGCAGTGATGACAGGGTGCTGACGATGTTCTGCACGAACTGGTTGCCGGCCTGCAACGCCTTGGACCCCATCTGGGACGCCCAGCTGGCAACGCTGGAAATAGTCGCGGACAGCCATGAGCCGATTCGTCCCGGCAATTCGGAGAGGAACGTACCCACGCTCGTGAGGAACCGGCTGCCCGCCTGGATGGCCTGCGACGCCATGTTGGAAACCCACGCCGAGGCTGAGGCTACGGCTCCCGCGAGCCAGCTAGCCACATTGCCGGGCAGCTGGGTGAGGAACGTGCCGACGTTCTGCAGGAACTGCGTACCCATCTGTAGAGCTTGCATGGCCGTGGACGACACCCATGCGCCGATGCTCGCGGCTGTCGAGGCGAGCCATGCGGCCACGTTCCCTGGGAGTTGGGCGAGGAACGTGCCGACGTTCTGCACGAATTGCATGCCCATCTGGAGGGCCTGCGCGCCGAACGCGACCGCGTACAGCGCGATTGACGTGACGGTGTAGCCGAGCCAGTAGGCGATCGTCTCTGGCAGGTTCATGATCGCGTTGGCGAGGTTTGTGAGGAACTGTTGTCCGGCCTGCAATGCGGACTGGCCAAGGCTCACGGCCCATGATGCGACGGCTGACGCTGCTCCGGCGAGCCAGCTGGCGATGTTGCCGGGCAGTTGTTGGAACCATTGTCCGACATCTTGGATGGCCGACGGGAGCGTCGAGGTGAAGAACGTGACGATGGTCTGGCCGATAGAGGTGACCTTGCCGACGGTCGCCTGCCACGCGGACGAGAGGAACGACGTGAACGACGCCCACATTTGACGTCCGGTATTGGTCTGGGTGAAGAACCATGCCAATGCGGCCACGACCGCACCGATGGCTACGACGAGCATTCCGATAGGATTCGCGTCCAAAGCAGCGCTGAACGCCAATTGCACGGCAGTAGCGGCCTTGGTCACCGCACTCCACGCCGATTGAGCGGTCTTGACGATGTTGAACGAGCCAGCTAGTTGCTTCAGACCGCCCGCCACACTTCCCGCGTCGGAGATCTTGCCAATCAAATCGAACGCGGCCGTAGCGGTCTTCTCCACACCGGAGGCAGTCGCGGAAATGGCCTTCAGTCCACCGGAAACTGTCTTCAGCCCGGCCGAGACGATATCCCAGCCTTTGACCGCGAGCAATGCAATGGTGATGGCTTTCAACGCGCCGGATACCAGTGCGCCGTTCTGCTGCGCCCATTGTCCGACCGACTGCAGCCAGCCTCCCACCGTCATGAGCACGCCGGTCAAAGTGTTCAACAGTCCGGCGAAGCTCTGCGCCGCGGAACTGGCGGTGCGCGCGCTGTCGTTGAAGCCGAAGGCCTGCGAGACCGCGGCCGCCAATCCGGAAACCAGCGAGCCCAATCCGGAGATGACGCCGGTCAGGCTTTCAAGGAACGGCTGCAACGCGCCCGTCTCGATGAACGTGTTGACGAACGTCTTCGCCCATCCCGCCGCGTTCGACAACGCCTGCGCGACCGAAGCGACCACTCCCGCGAGCGCGCCGGCGGTTGTGGAGAACATTGTGGCGGCTTC